ACGTATATTGCGTCGTCTGCGTGTTCTCGGCGGTCTTCGCCGGGATCAGGACGGTTACGGTTACGGCCATGGGTTAACCCTCACTCATACAGGATGTTGATGGACCCGGCGTCAAACGCATCGGTGCCGTTGACAGTCGTGATGCGAACTTGCGTCAGCACATCAGACAAAGCTTTTGCGCCGCCCACGAGATACCCGGCGCCGCGCGAAGAATCAGTCAGCGCGCCTTGGGCAACCCAAGTGTTGCTGGTAAGGTTTGTGATGACCACGGCGCCATTTATCGTATCGGCGGCAAGCGGAGACCGAATACCAAAGCCTGTTGTGATTGTCGCCGCGTTAACAGAGGCAGCATCAGTTAATTGAACGCTTGCCCCCAAATATCCTGTCGTTTCAAAACCGCCAGAGTCCCCAAGCTGAATTTGCTTGTTACTCGTGCCATTCGTGCTGACGCCGTTAAACATTACCGTGATGCGCTTTACCCAAGAAGGGATGCCGGTAAAATCAATGCTAGTGCCGCTAGTGCTGGCTTGAGAGGTGCCGGATACCAGAGGATAAATGTTCGTGGCCACTCCGCCAACCCGCAACGTACCTTGAATTGCGGTATTTCCACTCGCATCCAGGACAATGTTGTTTGTTGCAGAAGATTCATGCTTCAGGTTGGTGGATTGTAGGGTGGACATCTTAAACTCCTAACGCAGCCTTGATTTCATCTGGTGTCGTAGCCGCATCAATGGCAATTTGCACCGCTGCATACTTATCACGAATTGCCTGACGGGCGGCCTCTGCCTCCGCTTCCGCAGTGCCGGGAATGCGCTTAGCAATCACCTCATCATGCGGGACAAACTCAGCAGCACGAGCGGATCGGCGCATATCATGCGCGATGACCTTGGCCTTGGTGATGTCAATTCGGATCATTGATCTTCCTCCACATAGGTCCAAGCACCACGGAAGGTGCGGTCTGCCGGGATGTCAGCGACATCCACGATCTTGAATGGCTTACCCTCTGGCACATCCTTGGCGGCAATCTCTTCAATCGTCAGCCCACAATCAGGCGTAGGAATGATGACGGAAACACCACCATCTTCTGTTGGGTAGATGATGCGTTGGTCCATGATTAACTCCTATTAACGGAAAATTGAAACATTTAGATAGGCGGCATCAATTGCAGTCCCAGAACTATCTGTCGTCAACAATCTGTATGCCGATGCTGTCGCTGATACATTCCTAGACAAACCCGCCGCGCCACTTGTTTGGGATTGAATAGCCACTGCAACACCATAATTTGCATCAGGCATGGCATTAGTAAAGTTGACCGTGTAATCGCCAGTGTTATTATCAGTAATACTAGTGACGTTTCCGCTGGCCCTAATCGCTACCGTCCCGGTTCCATTGAAATTCACCCAAGCCCGGCACCCATACGCCGTGGCAACGGAGCCGTAGCCGGAGTTAAATTGGAAATTTGCGCTACTATCAAACTGCCCAACAAGAGCGCCACCCTCTGAGAAGGAAATCGTATCAGCGCCAAAATAAACGCCAGTGTTTGTGTCGGTTCCTTGAAGGGCTGGAGTGGAGGCAGAGCCGTCAACACCCGCGATACCCGTGGAGCCTGAGATGGTTATGGGCATTGCTTACCTCACTCGTACAGGATGTTGATGGACCCGGCGTCGAAGGCGTCGGTGCCGTTGGACGTTGTGATACGAATAGCGGTAAGGGCGGCTCCAAGAGTAATGCCGCCTCCGCCTGCCCCACCGTTAGTACCTACTGCATTCCCAACAATTTCTGTCCAACTATTTGATCCAGATGTGGAAAGTATCATTGATCCCCACCGAGTATCGGAAGCGCCAATACCTATGGTTGTTAAACCATTTGTAATATTTGTAGTTCCACCGTTATAAAGAACAAAACTCTGATAGCCACTGGTTGTATATGTCGGCGTAGCCCCGGTGCCAAGCTGAACAATTACAGGACTCGTACCATTCGTACTAACCCCATTAAACATTACCGTGATGCGCTTTACCCAAGACGGGATGCCGGTAAAATCAATGCTGGTGCCGCTGGTGCTGGCTTGCGAAGTGCCGGAAGTAATAACGCTGCTCGCCATAGATGACACAGAAGCGCCAGTAATAACCGGGCTTGTCAGCGTCTTATTGGTAAGCGTTTGAGTTGCGCTATCCGTCACCACATTCCCAGTATTCGCCGGAAACGTCGCTGTAAAATCGCTGGCGGTGCTGGGCGTGGTCAGGGTGACGCTGCCGCCACCAGATGAGTTGAGTTTTACCGGCATCTTACGTCACCGTCCATGTGCTGCCTGACGGAACGGTTACAGTAATGCCGCTCGCGACAGAAATTGGCCCAAACGTACCTGCATTTTGACCAGTTGGGATAGTGTAGTTGGTCGTCACGGTCTGGTCGTTAAGGTAGAATATCTTGTCAGTGCCGCCCCCAGCCGCGCCGCCGCCGATACTACCCCACAAAGTGCCATTGTATCCTTCAAAGCTGCTCAACGTCGTGTTGAACCGCAAATACCCTGACGCGCCTGTAGGACGCTCTGCGGTAGTCCCTACGGGCACCAGAACGGCGTCTGTGGATAGGATGGACAGCTTAACCGCGGAACTTGTCCCGCCTATGGCAATCCTGCCGCTGACGTAGGCGTTGCCGTTGACATACAGATCGCCGTTTACGACGGGGCTGAAACTGGCCGCCGGGCCGTACACGTTGTCGTAAGTCGCAATCGTGACGCCTGTCGAGGTCTTCAGCACAAATTTGTAGGCTGTCTGGTCGTCCAACCAAATCTCGTTTACGCGGCCAGCAGCGTCCAAAACAATCGGGTTGGCATGTGGTGTCGTGCCAGAAGACGACGTGTAGGTCGCTACCGGGGTCGTGGTGCCCGCCTCGTAAGTGTAGATCAGGCCGCCCGTAAGCGGGTCGCCGTTGTTGTCGAAAAATTGCCCTCCGACGCCGGCAAAGAGTGAGATAACAACGGCCATGCTCTACCTCGGCACAAGGGTTAAGGTAGGTGCAACAGTGTATGTTACACGCAACCGATCATTAGGCGACAACCAAAATACCCCAGAAGTCGAGCCGACACCATAGAAAGTTACGTTGTCGCGCGAGAAAGCAATGGCAGATACCGTGCCACCCGTCACAATGACATCTATAGACCGCCCGGTGGTGTTTTGAAAGGTGAAAGGCGACGCGCCGGCGGCTATGGCGCGCGGCAGGATAAGCCAGCCTGGCACCTCGTCGATGCGTGGCGGCGTGACCGCTAGGGCCTGCACTTGGCTCTGCAAGACCGCGTCAGCGTTGGCTGCGTAGGTGTCTGTGGGGTTTAGCGCGGCAGCTTGCAGCGCCTGCACGAAGACCGCTGGGTCTTCTGACGGAGGCCCTAGCTGCACGTCTTGGAGCGTGTCGGTGTTGGACCCGCCGCCGGTAAGATTGAACAAGTTGAAAAAGAACCTGTACCACTCGCGCGCCATTAACCCAGTGCGGTCGTCAATCAACGGCACCCGAGGGGCCGGGATATTGGTTACGTTAGGAGGACTAGCCATTGGTCGGGCTAATCGCCAGTTCGGCGCCCAAAATGGTTATTTTAACCGGGTCAGTGCCCGACACCTCGTACACTCGGTCGCGGATTTTCTGTGTCATGCCAAGGCGCCGCCAAATGGTGCGGTAGCCAAACCGCCCGATCTGGCCCATAGACTTCCAATGCTCGTTGGACCAGGTATGGCCGCCGTCATCAGACCAGCGCAGCATCGCGCGCGGTACCATGGTGGCAAGATTGGTCGCGGTGGCGTAAATATAATCGCCGCTCTCAGTTATTAAGAAATCGTCGCCTTCAGCCAAAAGCGCGCCCGACAAGTATGCGCTGTCGAATACCTCGTCGTCAGACGGCGCCGTGCTTAGCCCCACTCCAGTTTCGCAATCCAACTGAAGCGCGTGGTGCGCGGTGCGGCGCAGGTCGTTTTGGCCAGTAGGCAGCGCCCGCCACGACCGCAGCCATTTTTGCTCGGCGCCGTTGTCAGCGTACACGTCAAGATCAAAAGCGTAGATGTTGCCGTTCTCGTAATCGCCGATGACAATTTCGTCGTTGAAGTTCATCTGGCAATTGCCGCGGTGCCGGGTAAACTGGCCGTTATCCCAGCCGGCGCGCTCGTGCCAGGCTTGGGTAGCCACATCGTACACCCATGTCGTATTGGCTGACGGAAAGACCAACACATAGAACGAATGGCCGTCTTGCTGATAGGTGTAGCCAATTGCGTCGGACAAATTGCCGTACTGTTGGATTTGCCATTCAACGGCGTGTGTGGAAACGCGCTGGCCGCTATAGCCGTTTGCGCGATAAACAATACCGCGCCCGCGCGCGTCGGCGCCCAACCAAAACAGGCCGTTGTCCAACTTGGCAACCGAATAGGCTGCGGCGCAGCCGATTTCGTTGAACGCCCCTTGGATGCGTTGCAGCGGGAAATCCGCGGTGCCGGCGTCGTACCAAACTTCGACGGAGGTAGTGCCAAACAGCCAGACTTCGCGGTGGTCGACGATCAAAGCCACAAGCCCGTCAGGCGAACCTTCCGCACTGGCAAAGTCCAGCGGGTCTACCTGCGTACCTTCCAGCAAGCTGGTCACCCAGAACTTTTGGCTGTTTGGTTCATTAAACACAAAATAGCCGTCGATGTACCCAACCGTCACAGCGCCAGGAAAGTCGATGTCATTGATTTGCTGGAAGACGTTTGTGAACGTGTTGTAGATGTAGCTGGGGCCGTTGGCTGCGATAAACAACTGAGTGCCGTTGTCCGTCATGGACACAGGCCCGGTGTTGGCAATCGTGCCTAACGTTGTCGCGGTCCAGTTGCTGTTGAGTTTATACAGCGTGTCGCCAGACACCACATACGCGTAGGCGCCCATCTGCCAAAGGCCGCGCACAGGGCCTGTGCCTATTGTAGCCAATAGCCGTAAACCTGGCGCCCGCTGAAGAAACGCCGGCTCCTTGCCGCCTTCCGGTACAAGTTCTGGAAAGAGGTTGACCATGCGGCTGTCCGCAGCGTTGACGCTGCGGGCTACATAGGTGGACCCAAGGATCGGCGTCTTCATCAGTAGTTGCCGGCAAAAATGTTAAACCGCTGGCGAGTGCCCACAATGCTGTAAGGCAGCGCCATGATGTCGTCAGGGTTGTTGATGCGCTTGAGATTGCGTTTAGATGTCATCGCAATTCGTTGCACTTGCGGAGTAGGCTCTATGCCAAATTCAGGAGCCAATTCGCACGCCAAATTATAGCGAAAACACCTCAGATAGCCGGGCGGAAACGCCAGCGTTGTAGCCAGATTAGCGGGTTGCGTCAGTGGTTGGACCGACACGATGTGAAATTCTAGCACTTTGGTCGGCACCGGATAGACGTACATTTCAATGTTGGGGTACGTCATGTTGATCCACAGTACCTGCGGATATGTGCTGGTAACGGTCTTGACCGCAATGCCGTTGTATTGCTGCTGATTGATCAGCTTAAGGCCGTAGGAGATGCCGGAAGCCGGATCGCGAAAGTAGGTGCTGTCGTCAACCAAAATGGGACGTTCGCCTACAATATCTCCGGTCGGCCCAAACGTGCGCGAAATAGTGCCTGGAGGCCAAGTTTCTACTTGGTCTTGCGTGGAAAACACGGACAGCCGTTCCGTGTTCCAACTGTCGATCATCTGGTTAAGAGCGTACAGCGCGTCTTGTGAAGTTTCCGCCGACGGCGTTTCACCTTCAGCCAAAACATTCAGCAGGCGAAGCGCGCCATTGATTTGATCACCCGCTGTTGTCATCGCCGTTATCCTCTTTAACTACGCGAGGCCGGCTGCGGCGCCGGCTAGCTAACCCGTTTATGCTTTCGGCAGGTTCCGGGGCCGGAGCCGGCGCAGCAGGGTTATAGCGCATCCAGCCGCACTCTTCATCATAAATTGCTTCGGCGTCCATCGTGGCAACCTTAGTGCCGTGATGGGGGTGCTGTAGATAGATTACGGCCATACAAACCTCTGAAGGTCGGCCCCTGCCGAAGCAGGGGCCGGGTCGGTTACGAAATCGCGTACAGCGCCCAGGAGTTATCCCCCAGACGACGCGCGCGGAAGGAGCGCACGGTGCCGGCGGTGGCTGCAATGGTCATAAGACCCTGCGAACCGCTGGAGCCGATTGTCCAGCCAGTGTTGGTGGTCATCGTGATGACGCCCGCGGTCGTCGTGTTGATGACGCGGAAGTCAAACGCAGACCCTACTTTGGAGTTGTTCAGGTA